TGACACGCAAGATGCTAAAAGAACGCTTCCCTGAAGAACACTTTGGCAACCTATATGCTACCATCCCATTGGACTCAAGTCCTGATGACCAACGTACAAAGATGACTGAAGGCGTGGCTAAACGTGCTTTGGTGTATGAAGTATGGGATAGAGAAGAAAAGAAAGTCTATTGGATTAGCAAATCCATGGGCAAGATTCTTGATAGCCGTGATGATCCGTTACAGTTGGAAAGTTTCTTCCCATGTCCTAAGCCATTGTATGCAACATTAACAAACGAGAGCTTAGTTCCTGTTCCTGACTTTACATTGTATCAAGACCAAGCTAACGAGCTAGATGTGTTGGCTGACCGTATTAAAGGCTTGATTGACGCATTGAAGGTGCGTGGCATGTATGACGCAGCTACGCCTGAATTGGCTCGCTTGTTTACAGAGGGCGACAACAATACACTGATTCCTGTTAAGAACTATGCTGCATTCGCTGAGAAGGGCGGTATTGGTGGTGTAGTTGACTTTGTTGACTTAGCTCCTATTGCCAATGCTTTAAACATGGCATACACAGGCATGCAACAAGTTAAGAATCAGATTTACGACATCACAGGTATCTCTGACATCATTCGTGGTGCATCCGTAGCATCTGAAACTGCTACAGCACAGCAAATCAAGGGTCAATACGCTACATTGCGTCTAAAGCAGTACCAAGACGAAGTAGCATTGTTTGCATCTGAAATTTTGCGTGTTAAAGCGCAGATTATGTGTCAACACTTCCAACCTGAAACATTGTTAAAGATTGGTGGCGCTGAGTTATTGAATGACGCAGACAAGCCATTGATTCCACAAGCGTTGGAATTGCTGAAAAACAACCCAATGCGTACCTTCCGTGTGGAAGTAGCTACAGATTCTATGCTTTACATGGACGAGCAACAAGAGAAAGCAGACCGTGTAGAGTTCTTAGGTGCTACATCTAGCTTCTTGGAGCGTGCTGTGCAAGCTGCTCAGTTTTCTCCTGAGCTAGTGCCATTGATGATTGACTTGCTTAAGTTCGGGGTAACTGGCTATCGAGTAGGCCGTAGCATTGAAGGTGAGATTGATAACGTTGCTGATCAGATTAAACAGCAAATGATGCAACCTAAACAGCCTATGCCATCCCCTGATGAGATTAAAGCTCAGACAGAACAAGCTAAGATGCAAGCTGAATTGCAGTTAGAACAGATGCGTATGCAACTAGACGCTCAAAAACTAGAGTTCGAGAAGTGGAAAACTCAGTTAGAGAACGATACAAAGATTGTTATTGCTGAGTTGCAAGCTAAGAAGGACATCAAGACCACAGCCATGAATATTAATGGCCTGCAAGAGAACGAAGAATTGACAGAAATGGGTGATGACGGCAACGAGAAGCCTAATTCTGCACTACAATCTCTTGTTGACGCTGTAAATCAGAACATGATGACGCTTGTAGCTACACAAGAAGCTAACAATCAGAACATTTTGATGCAACAACAGATGGCTCATGAGAATTTAGTACAACAACTAACACGTCCTAAACAAGTATTGCGTGGCGCAGACGGTAAAATTATCGGAGTTCAATAATGGCTTTAAAGCTAAGGGACAGAGTTGTCGAGAAGTCGGGCGTTACTGGCTTATCTGATGTTGGTTTAGATGGTGCAGTCACTGGCTATCAAGCATTTGGCACAGTTTTAAGCAATGGTGACACGACTTACTACACGATTGAGGGCGTAAACTCCGATGGATCATTAACTGGTCAATGGGAAGTAGGCATTGGTACATACAATTCAGGTACAAACACGCTTTCTCGTGACACAATCCTAGATTCTAGCGGTGGTGGCGTAAAAATTAGCTTTGCATCAGGCTCAAAGAACGTATTTCTTGATTTGCCGTCTGAAAAAGCTATAAGTAGCAATCAAACAAGCGCTACAGCAGGCCATTTTGCCTCTTTTGATGGAAATACAGGCCGATATATCACTGACAGTGCTTACGGCCCTTCTGACTTCATTCTGAACTCCGAGAAAGGTGCGGCAAACGGTGTTGCTACTTTGGATTCTGCGGGGAAAGTGCCACTTACTCAACTTCCTCCTTTGTCTGCTCTTACTTACAAAGGCACATGGAATGCCGCTACCAATACGCCTACTTTGGCTTCTGGTGTTGGCGTTACAGGCGACTATTACGTTGTCAATGTGGCTGGTACAACCAATCTTGATGGAATCACTGATTGGGCAGTTGGCGATTGGGCGATTTTCAATGGTACTGTTTGGCAAAAGATAGACAACAGTGATTTAGTTACATCTGTAAACGGATACACTGGCGCTGTAGTATTAACCCAGCCTGATATTGCAGGTACAGCAAACGCACCAACAAACACCAACATTACATCTATGACAGGCATTACTGGAGGCATCAGTTCTCCAGACTTTGTGCAATTAGATACAACTGCCGCAGCGTCAATAGCGTTAGGTAAGTTACGCTGGAATGCAAACACAGCAACAGCATCCTTTGGTATTGTTGATGGCACTGATGAAGTAAATATTGGCGAACAAATGTTTGCTTATGTTACAAACGCTGAATCTGTAGCCATTACTAGAGGTCAAGCTGTTTATCTGTATCAAGCG